GCCGTTCCGATCTGTGAACCGTTCAAGGTTCGCGTGATCACGAAAGGCCCGGGTAGGACAACTTATGCTCTTAAGGGTCTGCAACTGGCGCTCTGGAAGGGACTTAAGACCATACCGCAATTCGCGTTGATTGGCCGTCCCGTGGAATGGACTGATTTGCCGCCACTTCAACCTGGAGAAAAGTATCATTCCGGTGACTTTTCTGCTGCCACAGACAATCTAGCGAGATTCTGTAGCAAGGTTGTGGGAGAGGAGCTCGCTCTTCAGCTTGATCTTCCAAATGACCTCATTGTAGACTCGTTAATCAATAACGTGATCAATTATGGGAAATGGAAAGATAAAGACGACTATCTCAAGCCGTTTGTCCAAAGGAATGGACAACTGATGGGCTCAGTACTCTCCTTCATCGTCTTAAACATTGTTAATGCCGCGTTGCTTTGGATCGTTAAGGATCCTCAAATGGAGTTCCCATTTGAGACCATGACCTTCAAGGTGAACGGAGATGACAGTGTCGAAGCGATGAATGAAGTGGAGGTTGCTCGATGGTATGAGCTCTCTGAATGCCTCGGCTTAGTGCCTTCTGTAGGAAAAACCTATACAAGTGAACGTTTTGCTGTAATAAACTCTAAACTCTTCCTTCGGGATGAGCATGGAGTTTGTCACGAAAACTTTTACGTGAATGGGGACTTCCTTCAGTCGACAATGGGCAAAGGCGGCCAACAACGAGCCGTGACAGATCTTTGGAGTGTCCAAAAAGCCTTTGAGAAAGGGTTTGAGGATAGTCTTGAGGATATGTCGCAGCTCTTCTTCGATTCGCATATGGAGCTACTTTTGCGAAAGTCAGCTAGTGCGAATTGGTTCCTGCCACAGGCTGTGGGAGGATTAGCGTTGAGAACGACCCGACCCTTCGAGATTTCACAAGGAAATCGCGACAGAGCGTTTGCGTGTCTCTCCGGCTGGAATGGTTTCATCAAGAAGCTCAAGGACTCGCGTCCCTGGGTTGTCCCGAAGCTGCATTTCCGCCGTCTCGCCGAAGCAATTGTTGGTACTCGTAGTTCCCGGCTAACGAAGTTAGTGGAACCTGGATACGAGAGGAAGGTCCAAGCCGGTCTGAGTTCTCTTTACGTTGAAGCACAAAATGGTGTATTGTGCCGTGAAGAGACAGACGGTGAGGTTTCCATCAGAGAATCAATACCGAAAAGGTATAGGAATCGAAAAGTCCACGAGTGGTTGGACTTGTTGAAAGAAAAGTCTACCGTTGAAGTGTTAATCAAATCTTGGTTGACCCGATGGCAATTCGATGGTTGCAGTGATGCAATCTTCGAGGAACCAGAGGGTCCATTGGGATATAATGAAAACTTCACGATGAGTGACCTTGATCAACAGGCCAGCCATGTCATGCTAGATTTCGACAAACCCCAGTCCAATCTCTGGAAGATTGAGAATTGGACTCGGTTTGTGCAGCCGTTCAATACAGATAAGCTGCGGGTTGAGATCAAAGAGAAGGACATAGATCGATTCCTGCTCACGGAATTAGTCGGATACACTTATGAGGACGATGACCAACGGTCGGTGTCCCCACGCATCGAATTCGATTCACCAAGTGTTCACGAAGGTCAGTATCGGAAGTGGATATGGTCTCTCTATGAGAAGACTCTATCCATGATGGATTCTGATTCGGAGTGGACGCCTGAGATGGACGATACGCAGTGGTAAGTGTGTCCCCAGACCAGCTAGATGATGGGAGTGTGTTGGCGAAAGGTTTCAACCAAGTAGCCGTTCGTTAAAAACGAATGCTAAAACCCACACTCATCGAGTAGCAGGGGAGACTGACTATCAAGTCTAACCTGTGAACTGTTGTTTCGACTGGGTCACCAGGGAACGACGGGAAGCATTGCTTCGGCGTCATCTAGCGCCTTTGCCAAAAGGAGTTCAACTGACCTATGGGAAGTGGAACAGCCGTATCTGAAGACATGGATCCTCATCTTTCGGGAAAATGGGTGTGTTATACTTTTCACACTCACCGATGGAGGGCTTCAGA